ACAAATTAAAATCAGATAGGTCGAATTGGGATCAACTGTGGGAAGAACTGGCTATTTATTTAATGCCTAGCAAAGCAGGCTTTATCTCTAAGAGCGTGAAAGGCACTAAAAGGGCCGCTGAGGTCTATGATTCCACAGCCATACACGCACTTCAAATATTAGCAGCCTCCCTTCATGGGTCGCTTACAAGCCCCTCAACCAAGTGGTTTGGCTTGCGGTTCCGGGAAGATCAACTCAACGAAGATAAAGAAGCAAAAGATTGGCTTGAGAAGTGCAGCAAAGGAATGTTTCAAGAGTTTGGCAAATCAAATTTCTCTACAGAAGTAGCCGAGGCTTATCAGGATATGGTGGGTTTTGGCACAGCCACTTTGCAATTTGACGTAAAAACAAAGGACGCAAACTTTGACGGCTTTAATTTCCGGGCGTGTCATTTAGCTGAGGTTGTTATTGCTGAGTCTGTGGAAGGTCGTATAGATACAGTATTCCGAAAGATTACATTATCAGCGCGGCAGGCTTATCAAAAGTTTGGCAAAGATTGCGGTGAAAAGGCAATGAAAGCTTTAGATACTGACCCGGACAAAGAGTTAGATTACATTCAAGCTGTTTTTCCGCGTGAGCTAAAGGGTGAGCCAGCAATGGTAGCGCCACCTAGCCAGCGTCCGTGGGCTTGTTATTTCATTAGTGTTGCTGACAAAAAGATATGCAAAGAGTCTGGCTATTATGAATTGCCGTTTATGGTTCCTCGCTGGTCAAAAACTACCGGGGACATTTACGGGTTCGGCCCCGGTGCGGTTGCTCGACCAGACATTAAGACGTTAAACGAAGCCCGTAAGCTTGCTATGAAAGCGTGGGAAAAGAGTATAGACCCACCACTCAAAGCCATGCAGAACGGCATTCTCGGCAAAATAGATATGCGTCCATCTACAGTAACTTATGTGCGTGATATGAATAACTTAGAACCGATAGTAAATGCGACCAACTGGAATGCAGACACCTTGATGCTTGGTGATGTTCGCGCGTCAGTCAGGCGCATTTTCTTTTCAGATCAACTAGAACTAAATGACGGGCCTCAAATGACGGCAACTGAGGTGCAAGTTCGCTATGAGCTAATGCAGCGTTTGCTTGGGCCTACACTTGGGCGACTACAATCCGAGTTCTTAAACCCTATTGTTGAACGTGCATTTTATGCAATGTTGCGTGGTAACGCTTTGCCACCAATGCCAGAAATCTTACAGGAAGTGGGAGGTGATCTTGATATTGAATACGTTGGGCCATTAGCGCGATCTCAAAAAATGGATGAAGTAACAGGCATTCAAAGAGCGATTGAAGGAATCATGCAACTGTCTCAAGTTAACCCGGAAGTGCTGGACATTGTTGATGTTGATAAAGCAGGCAGAACAATAGCAGACCGATTGGGAGCGCCAGCCGATATTTTGCTTGGTGACGAACAGGTAGGCGAGTTAAGGCAAATGCGACAGCAACAACAGCAACAACAGCAACAGTTAGATCAAGGGCAGCAAGAGTTATCCGGGGCTACTCAAGCTGCTGAATTGGAGCAAATGGTTAATGGATCAGTTTAGTAAAGACGTAAAGGAATTGTTTAATAGTAAAACAGGTGAGCGAATGCTTGCCAATATGGAATCGGCCTATGGTGATCGGATCTCGTTCAGCAAAGACCCTTGTGAAACTGCCTTTAGAGAGGGGCAGCGGAGTATATACCTAGAAATAAAAAATATAATGGAGAAAGAAAATGAGTGAAGAATCAATGGTAGAGGCTCCGGCAGAGTCGTGGCATTCGGGATTGTCTGATGAGTACAGGGGCAATGAATCCCTATCACAGATACCTGATTTAAATACGTTAGCTAAATCATACTTAGACGCGCAGCAATACGCTGGCGGTTCTATTCGTATTCCGGGAGAAGACGCAAGTACAGATGATTGGGCGGCATTTAACTCAAAGCTTACCGCTAAAGTTCCTACCTTGTTAAACCTACCAACAGACGAGGATGAAGCCCGGGCTGCTATGTATTCGCGTCTTGGAAGGCCAGAAAGCGCAGATGGATACCAAGTGGACGGGGCTGATCCTGATTTTCTATCGTGGGCGCATGACAATGGGTTATCTAACGCTCAAGTCAAAGCATGGCAAGAAAACACTCAAGAACAAGGCAAGAAGCTAGACGAAGACACTGATCAACAAATGCAAGAAGCTAATGATCTGCTTAAAAAAGAATGGGGCCATGCTTATGACGAGCGCCTATCTCAAGCAAAAAACGCAGTGCTTGCCTATGCTGATGCTGAAACTCAAAGCTTTTTATTAGAATCTGGCCTTGCTAACAATCCGAACATGATCAAGCTAATGGCTCAAATTGGGGCGACATTAACGGAGGATGAATCTGCCGGGCTTCAAAGTGGTAATCGTTTCACCCTGTCACCTAATGAGGCGCTAGATAGAATTAGCGAAGTCAGAAGGAACAGAGAACACCCTTATAACCTAGCAGGCCACCCTCAACATAATATGGAAGTAGAAAAAATGGAAAGTTTATATTCACAAGCTTATCCAGAAGCTTCTTAATTCCTAATAACCGCGTAGAAATCATTGAACATCTAATCCAACAGGGTAGCTAATTTTAGTCCTGATGGGTTGGATGGGCCGTTTCTCATCTCGTCAAAGCATACGTCATTGCCAGTTCAGAGTCCGTAAGGGTAGCTCAAAACGCCAATTTCAACTTGCCTATTTCGGAGAAGAATCATGGCTAATACAATTTCAAAAGCATTTGTTCAGCAGTTCCAAGATAACTTAATTCACCTAGCACAACAGAAGGGTTCACGCTTACGCTCTGCAATCAATGAGCAGTCAGTAACGGGCGAGAAATTTAACTTTGAACGCTTAGGTACTGTGGCAGCAATCGTGAAGTCCTCACGCCACACCACCACACCAGTTCTTGAAGTACCACACTCTCGTCGTGTTGCCACAATGACAGATTATCATTGGGCTGATCTCATAGACGATGAGGATAAAGTTCGTATGTTGGTAACTCCTGAGTCGCATTATGCAAAATCAGGTGCTAACAGTATGGCTCGCGCTATAGACGACCTAATCATTGCCGCTGCAACGGGTAACGCTGTAGATGGTGCTGGCTCAAACGTAGCATTGCCTGCCGGGCAGAAAATTGCTCACGGATCGGCTGGTCTTACTGTAGCTAAATTGATCTCTGCTAAAGAAATCATGGACGGCAACGATCTTGATCCAGACGAAGAACGCTTCTTTGTGTTGGGTTCACAGCAAGTGTCTAATCTTTTAGCTACAACTCAGATTAGTTCAAGTGACTACAACAGTGTTAAGGCTTTAGTTCAAGGTGACATTGATACGTTTATGGGATTCAAATTCTTACGTTCAGAGCGTTTAAACCTAAATTCAACTCAGCGCAAATGTTTTGCATTTAGCAAATCTGCAATGGGCTTGGGTATTGGTAAAGACGTTTCAACTAAGATTGATTTACGTCCCGATAAGTCTTACGCCCATCAGGTGTACTTGTCATTTGTTGCTGGAGCTACACGCATTCAAGACGAATGTGTTGTGGAAGTTCTTTGCACAGAGACTTAATTTCTTAGCGCAATTAACCAAGGGGCTGAATACGCCCCTTTTTTTTAACTAGGAGTTGTCATGGCTAGTGAAGTATCTATTTGTAATCGGGCATTAGCTCTGCTGGGGGCCAATACGATCACCTCATTAACTGACGGCTCAACAGAAGCTAACGTATGTAATGCGGTTTATGCAGATTCGCGTGATGCAATTTTAAGAGCCTATCCTTGGTCTTGTGCAATCCAAAGGGCTACCCTTGCACAAATATCTACCGCTCCAGTTTGGGGCTTTGAGAAAGCTTATAGCTTGCCTAATGATCCTCATTGTCTTGCGGTGCTAGATTTAAAAGAAGAATCTAAATATCGCATTGAAGGACGAAGTTTAATATCTAATACCGACACAGCAACGATTAAATATGTTGCACGAATTACCGACCCCGGGCAGTTTGACCCTGCCTTTGCTTTTGCACTCTCTTGCCGTATATCCGCAGAGGTTGCTTATGCACTAACTCAAAATAGATCTTTAGCAAACGATATGTGGTCTATGTCAGAAAAAAGTATTACTGATGCGTCTATGTATGATGGGGCAGAGGTTGGATCTGAGGACATTACCGCTACTGTATTGGAGAATGTTCGCGCATGAGAATGAATCCAATAATCAATAGCTTTTCGTCTGGTGAGTTATCGCCAAGATTAATGGGCCGAACAGATTCGCCTAAATATCTTTCTGGTTGTGAAACCATGGAAAACTTTATGGCCCTTCCGCATGGTGGCGCTAAAAGGCGTGGTGGCACTCAGTTTATTAATGAAGTAAAAAACTCAGCGCATACTACTCGGTTAATTCCGTTTGAGTTTAGCGTTGATCAAACTTACGTCTTAGAGTTTGGAAACAATTACATTCGCTTCTACACTAACGGGGGGCAGATACAAGCCAATGGCTCGGCTTATGAGATCACTACAACTTACACTCACTCTCAAGTTAATGAACTACAGTTCGCGCAAAATGCAGATGTTATGTGGATCGTTCACCCTAGTCACAAGCCAAGAAAATTAACAAGACTTGCTCACGCAAGCTGGACAATTGCAGATGAAATTTTTAAAAAAGGCCCATTCTTACCTGTTAATCAGAATGAATCCCTTACTCTCACGTTTGCCAGCACCTCTGCTGCGACACAGAATATCACTGCCAGCGCTTCTCTGTTTAATTCTAGTCATGTTGGTGCTGATTTTCTTATAGATACTATTCCTAATGTGGTTACAGGTGAGGTGGTATGGGTGCGCGTTAATAGTGTTGCATCAGCCACAGTAGCTAATGTAACCATTAAAGATCTAACCTATATGCCACAGGACACTAACCCCACAAACCTATGGCAAGAAGCAGCGTTTACTTCCACAAAAGGCTTTCCATCAGCGGTTGTTTTTTATGAGCAGCGGCTTTGGTATGCCGGGACAGTAGCTAAACCTCAAACATTTTGGGCTAGTAAAACTGGCGAGTATGAAAACTTTGAGCTAGGGGCTAATGCTAATGACAGTCTTAGCTATGCCATAGCGTCTGATCGTGTAAACAATATTAAATGGTTAGCGGCTCAACGGGTGTTAATTATTGGTACGTCTGGCGGTGAGTTTAGAGTAACAGGTGGTAACGAGTCTGCCGTAACTCCCACTAATATTGATGTTCGCAGACAAACTTCTTATGGATCTAAATTGGGCCACCCGGCTTATGTAGGATCTGATGTATTTTTTATTCAAAGATCAGGAACACAAGTTCGCAATGTTGCTTACAAATGGGAAAGTGACAGCTTCCAATCTGATGATATTACATTTTTAGCAGAGCATATAACTGAGGGAGGGCTAACAACTCTTAGTTATTCTCACGTTCCTGATTCGCTATTACTTGGCCTAAGATCTGATGGTGTTTTAATCATGCTGACTTATGACCCAAGCCAAGAGGTTGTTGGTTGGCATAGGCACACCACAGATGGTGAATACAAATCTTTAGCTGTTATCTCAGAAGACGGCCCGGATCAATATTGGTTTGTAGTCAAGCGGACAATTAACGGGGCGGTAAAGCAATTTATTGAACGCTACACCCCTAATGTGTTCATGGACAGTATGATTTCATACTCTGGATCGTCTACAAGCTCTGTCACAGGTCTTTCTCACCTTGAAGGCAAGACTGTTCAGATTGTTGCGGACGGCTCTGTACACCCTGATCTAGTCGTTTCAAGTGGCGCTTTAACTTTAAACTATGCAGCAACAGATATTAAAGTTGGCCTTAAATACGTTTCAAAATTAACACCAACTCGCCCGGGTGCAAATGTAGGAAACGGGACAACTCTTGGCAAGATGAAAAGGTGGAATGAGATATTTGTTCGTCTGGACAGATCATCTATTCCTAAAATTAATGGTCAACGTCCATCAGTTAGATCTCCCGGGACAAACTTTGGTAACGAAGAACCTACTAGCACAGAAGATATTGATATTAAGAATTTAGGGTATGACCGGGATGGTCGAATTATTATTGAGCAAGATTTACCACTTCCTTGCCATATTGTTTCTATATTCGGCACGTTAAGCGTGGGAGATTAAATTATGAGTTTCATGGCATTTTTACAAATTGCTGGAGCCGTTAAGCAATATGGTGATTCTCAAAGCGCTGCCTCTGATATGAAAGAAGCAGGCGAAAAGAATGCACAATTAGCTGAGTTAGAGACACAAGAAAGGTTAAATAGATCTAGGTATAAATTTGATCAAGAGCAAGGTCAAAGAATTGTTTCTTATGCAAAGGCTGGCGTTGATATTGGCAGTATTTCTACACTTGCAGTTATGGCAGAAGCGGCAAATGTTGCAGAGCGAGAAATGAATTTTACAGCGGAACAGGGCGCAAGAACTGCATCAGCAAGACGGGCAGGCGCAGCGGCTCAAGTTAGTTCAATGAACAGCCAAGGTGAAAGTTTGCTTATTTCTAACGTAGGCAGTATCGGCAACAAAAATGATTGGTGGGGTAAGATAACGTGAGAATCCAAGGTATTAGTCAAACAGGTGTGCCGGGTGCTGAACAGATAAGTTTAGGGGCTATTTCCTCTGCCGCTCAAGCTAAGATAAAAACAACACAAGCGCTTACTAAAGTTGTGGGCGATTATGAGACTAAGGTTCAAACAGCGGAGCAAGAAGCAGAAATGCACTCTGCAACGATTGGATTAGAAAAAGACACTCAAGCCTTAATGGAGTCCATTCAACAAGAAGATGCTTATGATGAACAGGGAATGCCTACCTATGGCGGCATGAAAGATAAATTTAAAAAAGGCATGGGTGATTTAATTAATAAGCATAGGGAAAACCTACGCTATACAGCTTCTAAGACTGCTTACAATCAAACTACCGAAACATATAATTTGAATATGACGGGCAAGTTAAATGGCCTATATAGAACTAGGCAAACAGAACATTTGCAGGGTGAGTTAACAAAGAACCTCGACCATTATGAATTAGACTTAGAAAATGGTTTAAGCCGGGCTAGAGGCGATATTGATTCTAAGGTTGCTGGGTTAGTTATTTCTCCAAGCCAAGGCCAAGACCAATATGATGCGTTTCGGGCTAAATGGCAATCAGGTAAAGTCTCTAGTGACTTTGCTACCGAGAGGGCTAGTAATAATGGGCAAGCTTATTTAGATTCATTTATGGAGAATCCTCCAGCCGAAATGCCTATGGACGAGCAATTATCTTTGCAGTCCCGTATGAATACTTTATTAAAGCAAGATGCTACTAACGCTAGGATAGAGGCTAAGGCTATCGCTGCAATTGAAAAAGAGCGTCAAAAAAGTCTTGAGAAAAAAGGCAATTCTATGTCTTCTCAGTTAAAAGAGGGGCAGTTAGTTACTGACGCTTTTATTGACGAGTACACAAGTATAGCTGATCAAATTACAGATACCGATGTTCAAATAGATATGGCTCAGTCTTTAGCTTGGAGTTCAGAACTGCGTGATGCCATAAGCTCAAACAGCATGGCAGAGCTAAATACAATGAAGCAAGACGCGCTAGGTATCCCGGCAAGCACTTTGGAAGAATCTGAGAAAAATGAGTTTATAGCTAATTCAATTGAGCGCGTAATGAGTTTAGTTGAAAAAGATCCTCAATTAGCCGCAGTACAAATGGGAATATTAAGACCGCAAATAAACACACTTCAAGAAGCTATAGACAATAATGATTTAAAAACTTTCGTACAAGAAATGGAAGCTAGAAAAGGTCGCCTAGATGATCAGTGGGGTATTGATTCAAGTTTGTTCTCTGAGTCTGATACAAGCTTATTGGCTCAAATGATTAATAAAAAAGATTCTAATTTCTTAGGTAGTTTTATTGATGCTGCCGGGCAAAAATCTTATGACGTTTTAGAAAGCCTTTTAGGTAAAGTGTCTGACGATAAGGTTATTTTGGGAACACTTATGGCCCAAGAAGATGGGGCTGAGGCAGTAAGTCATGTGACCAAAGGAATGAAATTAAAGCCCGGAGATATACTTCCAAGCACAGCCGATATGTCAGTTTTATTTCAAGATAGGTTTACGGAGTCGGGCCTTTATCCACAAGGTGACGCTAACTATCGCATGGGAATGATGGCAAATGTTCGTTATGTATACGCTTCAATGTCGGCTGATGTTGGCGATTATGAAAAAGTTTTAGACGAAGACCGCATGAATAACGCTATGGATCTAGTCATGCAAAAGCCTATAGAAATGAAAGGTGACAGTAGAAATATGTTTAGTGATGACTACTATACATTTCCTGCGAGGCGGTCAATGACTGAAAAAGATATGAACACTTGGAAGCTTAGTTTACCAGTGTCTACTTTCGACAGCATAACGGGGATTACTGAACAAAGCATTATGGTTTATGAGGACTTTGAGAATGGTCGTGTTGCCAATTATTCTGATCTTAGTCAGGCTGAGGGAACAATGCAGATCCAAGATTCATCCTCATACATTAAATCATTGATAGACAGTAATACTATTCAAATTAGATCTTTTGGAGAACAGGGTCGCTATTACTTGATGTGGAATAACCAGACTTTAAAATCCGGGAATGAAAACTTTGTGTTGGAGTATAAATAGCTATGGGTATTGGTCGTTTAGACATAGACACAAGTGAAGCATTTACAGGCATTAGTAATACATTTGATGTAGCTGGCATTGATTTTGATGCTTTTGGAGCAACAGAGAAATCTACTTCAAAAGGCAATGCTTATCTCAAGTATCACATTCAAAACATGAACGCTGCAAAAAAATATACGCCACAAATGTTTCCAGAGGTTGAAGAGTTAACTATTGCTAGGCCAAACCTTCTAGGCCCGTCTGAAAACTTTGACGAAACAAGCCCTGAGTTTAATAATGTTTTTCTTTCAACGGCAGAAAACTTTTTAGATTCTGTTCCTGATTTACAAAAGCAGTTTCCAGAAGCAGGCTTTATTA